CCGGAATTGGAGGTTGAGGATGGCGTCGTGTATATCCAACCAAGGGCCAGCAACGGACGACTTCTTTCCCGCATCCACGACGACCACCACATGGAATGCGACAACTACCAATGCGGGGCGGTTATCGGCACGCATGAATCCATCTCGTGTGGGAACGGTTGCTGTGAAGGTTGCGACAACTGCGGCGTCGGTTGGGAGTGTGAAGAAGAATGACGACTAAATGTGATTTCCAATTCACCCATGCTCAACCGCATACGATTGAATACCACGACGCCGATGAACATTTTGTGGACATTTTGTTCACCTGCGTCAAGTGCGGCAACCAGCGCGTAAAGAGAATCCCAATTATGAAGAACATTGACTGTGAGGTGACAGAATGAACAGAATGTTTTTAGGAAAAATGTATGACGGCGAACCCTGCCCCATCCTGTCGGCATCTTACCTGTGCGACCAGCATGTGGTCAAACTCGCCGTGGAAGAAGTGCAAATGCTCACCTCGGCGTTGCTCAACAACGGCGCACCTGCTGGCTACATGCCCGAAACCAAGCGAGGCACGATTCACCGTGGGGGCTACCGCAACCACCCGATGACTCGCTGGACGGGCGAAAGCAAAGCAAATTTTGATTGGGCCATGACCCACGCTCAAGCCATCTGTGCCCAATTCCGATTCCGATACGGAAAAGAACATTTCGCGCAAAAGCAACTTGCGTGGATTCGTGACGCCTTTTTTCACGACAAGTGGGAACATGCCAAGTTGCGAGACTACATTCCCAACGGCCCGTTGACTCCGTTTCCTCGTTGCGTGAACCAATCACAGGGGCGCAACCTTGACCTGCTGGACGAAGAAAAATACACCACCGTTGAAGCCTACCGAACCTTTTATATCCGAGAGAAGAGAGGCTTTGCTACTTGGGACAAGTCCATGTGCGGTGTGCCGCATTGGTGGTCTTTGGAGGAATGAAAATGTCGTGGAAGTGTAGCGTTTGTGGAAAGAAGTGGCGTCGGTCTTCGGGCGAGCGACCAATTGATTTTTTCTCGGCTTTGCCTATGCCCTTGCCTATCGGTGCTATGCACAGCGCAAAGAGGCATCGTGTGTGTTCTCTCGCTTGTGTTGAGGTCATCCGTAAGCACGAGAGAGAAACAAAGACCGTGTGGGGTGAGCAAGAATGACATGGGACAGTTTCGGAAGATGGCGAGGTTTGCGACCCGTCCGTAAATTGAAGGCAAAAGAAACCCTTGACTTCATCAAGGAACAATTCTTCTCTTCATACGAAGGCGAATGGGAGGACATGCTTCAAGAAGCACACCTTGACCTCTACCCCGATTATGACCCGCATGAAGATGTCGCATACATCACCGTTGTTGATGTTCGTTTGGAGGGTGAAGCAGATGCCGAAGCATAGAGTCAAGTTGAAAAAGACCATCGTCCGAGTCCTCAAGGAGAACGACGACCGTCCGCTGTCGGCTGAACAACTCATCCATCTTTGCCAAGAGAAGGGACTCAAAGCCAACTACCTTCCCAAGTCAAGCAACGCTATGGGTCAAATAATGCGGCAGGTGAAAGGCGTTTCAGCCGTGTCCACCATCCTTACCAGCGGACGAGGCAACAGTTATGTTTCAGCCGTGTATTCTCTTGAGTCCGAGGAAGCCTTCAACGAATGGCTTGAGAAGGTGTCTTAATGAGAATCGGGTCTTGGTTGTTCTGCCGACCTACTGATTTGAAATGCACTTTCTATTATCCCTATTCTAAAAAAGGCAAACATTTGGTTTTCCAACCATACTTCGGTTTGGAGACTCCGAGTGGACAAATCGTCGTCCACGGGAAGCGTGCCCTGTGGTCGCTGTTGGACGCTCTTTTCACCGATGACCCCTTACCCCGCCCACCCATAAACAACGACCTCAAGGACGCTACAACGGGCAGAAACGCCATCAACGGATTGCTCAATGACCCCGACGCTTGGCCGCACCTTCGGCTTCAAGTCCGAACCGGAGATTGGAAGGGGCCGTATGGTTTTGCGACAAAAGGAACCTTCTTGATGTCGGCTTCACCATCGGCCTCGGACTACGACATGACTCCCAACTTGATGCTTTTTGAAAAATCATCTAACCTTTCATACATGGTTCCGATAACAATTCACACAAAAACAAAGTTGCGAACCCTGCCGGCAGTTATCGTCCCGCTTGATGTTGATAGTGATTTTAAAGTGATAATAACCGATGCCATCAACGGCGAACATCTCATTTTTTCCGTGATAGAAAAATCCGATTCCTGTTTCCGACCGCAAAGGATGAAATCGTTTCCGGTTTCCGACATCACGGGTTTGACTTCCGACCTCAAGGCCCGTCTGTCCTACCTCGCTGAAATCCAAAACCTTGACTTTCTTTTCCCTCAAATGTCTGCTCTTGATGCGGGGATGCGCTTCTACGAACGGGACGACTTGGAGTTTCGTCGCTTCCAATCGCTGAATTGTTTTTCTTCCTTGACCACGGCACAAAAAGAATAAACCGATGGACTGCGAGCCTGTTCCCGAATTCTTTCATTTCTTCATAGGTGTTTAGGTAAAGGTCGTTCTGTATTGTAGTTACTACTTTTTTCTACATCCCTATGAAACAAAAAAAGAATTCACCCATCCGTGGCGCAGTGCATCGTTTTATTCTTTCAGTCATCCACGAATCAACAGAAACAATTCCCTTATAGCCCTACAAAGACAGCACAGGATATGGGGCACAAAGGTAACGCACGATTGCTTGAGAGAGTCTTTCTGTTTGTCGCACAGGCCGGCGAGAAGCGCACGGATGAAATTCACCACTACTACACCAACACCTACGGTAACGCCCCCCGCCCCGCCAACATGACTCAAGCCCTGCTGTCGTCCGGTCTGTTCAAGCGCGTGGGTTGGTTTGACCGGACAGCGAACGAGATGCACCGCACCTCGCTCTCAAGCAAGGACTTGGGCCTCAACAGCCGCCGGTGGGTTTGCGTCGTTGATGTCAAGAACATGGATGAGATTATTGACAACTATTTGTCCGGCAAAAGAACGCTTCGTCGTTTGGAGAAGATGCCATCCTTCGTGCGGGATGCAGTTAAGGAGGCGAGCCAATGATTGAGCAATACGGTTCCGTTGATTTCTACTTCAAGAACGATGTGCTGGAATTCCGTCCAAAGCATGTCTTTGTGTATGTTGAAGGTGAATACGGTTTCATTCCCCTCATCGTCGGTAAGTCTCTTGAGGGTGACCTCAAACCTTCCGTTGAAATCATGTCACAACACCAGTCCGTTGATGCCTTCAACCAATATCCGAAGATGCTCAACCCTTCATGGTCAATCACACAATTGAACAAAAGAACGGCCATCCTGTGTATCACGAATTGGGCACCTCTCACCGTTGACCTCCATTCAAACCCCGGAATGTGGCAAGAGGCTTACCCGATGATTCGGGACATTATCATTGGCCTAAAAGCACATGGTTGCGAGTCAATGTCGTTCCTCACCTGCATGAACAACCAAGAGCCCGACGACCAAGCCGAGATTCTGTTCTATGACTTCGCCACCGTCAAGCCGGAGAAGGATTTGATTCTCGCACCGCCCGCATGGATTTTCCCGTTCGTGGCGAACCGCATGGGCTTGAAGTCAAGCGTCATGTGTGTCACGCAGGACGAGGGTCAATTCATTGACACCGATGCGTTGAAGTTGGTCAAGGAATGGTTTGTCGCTATGGGCTTCCCCTACGACCACGAAAAGGCTAAGAACACAATCGCCACCGTCCGCAACATGGAGTCTCAACTCAATGAGCAACGCTGGTTTTCCGAAGACGACGACGAAGGGGCGTGGATGGTTTGACTGCTATTATTGACCGACTCATCCGTTTCGCGCAGGGCAACTTCTATGTTGATGTTGAGGACAAAATTCCCATCTTCGCATGTAGCATAGGCGCACACATCTTTAACGCCATCAACAAATGTAGCCGGTGCGACTTTGACCCTGCCACCAACGCCGACTTCAACATCCCCAACTGTCCCCTGCGACACAACAACGCCCCCATCTACACCCCGATGTCGCAACTTGCCGACACCCGAATTCACATCCTCATGCGTGGAGAGAAAGGTTCCGGTAAAAGTATGCTCATCAATATGTTCCTTTCCGAAGGCACCGGCATCCTTTACAGCCCCACGGCATTCAACAGCGGAGAAGGTTTCCGCACCATGCTTGGCCCGAACAGTATCACCGAAGCCGGTATGTTTGGCTCGGTGGATGAGGAAGGCAACATCATGGGTCGTCCTCTCGCCCGTGATATGTGCGGTGGTTTCCTCGGCTTTGAGGAATCGTCGTCGCTCACTGACGCCAACAAAAAAGACCACAGTACCGACATGAAAAACCAACTGCTCACCTCTCTTGACAATGGCCGTGTGCAGAAGGCCATGCGTAGTGGATGGGTGCAATACAATACCCGTTATACTATGTGGGGTGGAACGCAACCTGCCCGTCTTGAAATGGAGTCCGGTCTTGACCGTCGCCTGTTCATCATTGACATTGAGATGTCACCGGAGAAAGAAGCGGCCTACAAGGAGGCACAACACATGCAATCAAACATGACACGGGAGACTCGTGCCGCTCTCGCCAGCGAGGTTATCAACATCCGCAACTGGTTCAACACCCGAATGCTTGAGGCCATCTTTGACCCACCAAGCGGCGTGCGATTCAGCGACGAGTTGGGGCATTGGCTCAACCGTCCCGACTTGCGTTCCTATGAAGCCGACCTCTTCCGACGAATCGCCATCGGTTATTCTATGATAAAAGAAGAATGGCGTGGCAACGAGGTTTTGGAAATTGATTTGGATGAGAAGTTGCTGGCTCTCCTTGAGTCGGCTTTGATGATGCGTCGTTCCGTCATGGACTCCGACGCACGGCTCATCCGAGATGCGTTTTGGATGCAAGACATCACACGCTCTACGCTGTTGAAGGAGATTGCACGAATCATCACCAAAGGCGACTACACCGCCGCCAAGCGATGGATTGACGACAACCTCAAAGGACAGCCGTGGTATGCTGAATACACCCCTAAAAGTAAGGGGCGAGGACGGAAGGGTGTCATGTGTCGTATTGGGCCGTTGACCGACCCAAGCCAAGCAAAGGAAAAGTGGGGTGCGAATGATGAGAACGAGGCGTGAGATTGAACAACGACTGGCGGGCGAAAGCAACGCCTTGACGATTGAAACCCTGCGATGGGTACTGAACACAAACTGTCCCATGTGCGACATCGCCAACCGTCGTGAGTTGGAGGTTGGAATCCACAGCGATGAAATCTCCGTGGCTTACATTGAGGAGAAGTATTCGTGGCCTGTTGGCACGGTCATGGGACACATGGACAACCATGTGGACTACGACCCCGAAGAGGCGAAGCACATGGAAGCCATGCGCTACGAGAGCATCAACACACTGGATGCCGCACAGGACATCGTGCAACGCCTCCTTGGGTGGATTGACGAGTTGGAGGCTGTCAAGGACAGCGAAGGCGGTATCACCTCGGATTGGGTCGCTGATGCGGCGAAGTTGGTCGCACAGGCCAACACATCCCTTCGGCTCGTCGGGCAACTCAAAAAGGAGATTGGTGTTGATTCGCAACTCCTTTTGGCTCAAAAGCAAATGGATGGTGTCATGGGTGTTCTCGTGAACACGCTACGCGACGAGCCACGGTTGCTTGACCAAATAGAAATGCAGGTTGCGGCGTTGAAGCCGCCGTCGCACATCGTTGATGTTGATTGGGAGGACTGATTTTGCCGGAAAAGAAATGGAGGACGGGTTCAGCCAAGACACTGTTCGCTCGCCCGATTCGTAAGATTGAATACCCGTTCCTCATCAAAGCGATGAAGGAGGATGGGCTACACGCAGAAATCACGGAGAAGGGCATCGTGTGGTATCACGGCGAATACAAAATCATTCGCAAGTACCTTCGGGAAATGTGGGGCATCAGCGTTCACCAAATGAAAAAATTTGAAACGCACATTCTTGAAACGAATCCATTCGGTGGTTATTATGAAGGGAATAATTATATTGACGGCTGATGAGCGAGCCTACAAGCAAGGCCATGTCATTGAGACAGGCGGCTTCGTTCACCCTCCGACTCGGAAGGACATCACCTACATCGTTCATTTGAGAAAGGTTACCGAAAAAGAAATCAAGAGGTGGATGGATGTTGTCGGTTATCGCTTGGTGCTTGTCGTTGAGAAGTTACCTGCGCTCTCGGAAGCAACGAAGGAAGCCGTGATAATTGACAAATCCCTACTCGCAGGGAAGCCGAATCACAAGCGACGGATGGACGCCCTGTTCCGATGGTCGGACAGAAAGCGAGTCCATCAAGCGTTTGAGGGAACACCCATCCCTCTCGCCCTCGCATTTTTACGAGAAAACAAAAGGGAGGACATTGGTTTGTGGCGGATGCTCGCAGATGTGGCGTTCACCCTTCCCGATGAATACGCCGAGGCCGTCATGGTCTACGGTGTCAAACCATTTCGCCAGCAAGTCAAGTGGCCCAAGAAGAAGGCGAAGGCCGACGAGCGACCACCGATGTTCCGTGAGTCCGACAAGTATTGGCGTGAAATTATTCATGCCGATGTTGAGGCTCGCAACGAGGTTCGGACGAACAATGTTGATAACCTGCCGCGCACGCTGAATAAGCGTCGTGAGAAGGTTTCCCAATGGTTGTAGAATTAGCGTTATTTCTTTTCGTGGTGATACGCACCCTCTACATTCTCAAGGGCTACGAGGTAGCAGTTGAAGAGATTGAAGCCTACGGGCAACAGCCCCACTTTGAGGGACAACCGATGCCACACGACATGAACGCGCTGATGTGGTATGACCTATGAAGGTTCGGCACAATTATATTAAGTGCAAAGGTAAGAGTGACCATGAGCGCAACGAATAGTCGGATTCGTCGCGCCATTCTTGATGTCCTTTGGCAACACGGGCCGCTGACAAAAGAGGAAGTGGCCGTCCATTTGGCAAACGAAAAGGGTGTCCGTCGGGTTCCCTCGCCCCATTCACTTTCCGCCTTGTTGTGTAAGTCCCACAGCATTATTATTGTCGGAAAGAAAACAGTGCATAACATCGTCGGCGTCAAGGCACAGCACGCCTTGTATGACCTTGACCGTGAAGTGGTTCTCACGAAGGATGAGATTCTGTTCGTGCGTGAGCCGTCCACCATGACGCCCGCCGAACGGAAGGTTTGTCGCAAGTGTGGGTGTGGTCGGACTCGTGTGTTTCCCGACGGCACCGATGAATGCCTCTCGTGCCAACGAATCGGTTAGCCGTAAAAATGACAAACCGAAAGCCTTATAAACCCCCTTGCCTATCTGTATATATGAGCAAGGGAAGGAAGGCGCAGACCATACCACATGTGGAGTATGAGGTGCTGAAAGAGGTGTTGAACAACATACCTCTTGAAGACCTCTACGACGCTATGGTGGCTGACGAAACCAGCGAGAAGCGATTCAAGAGCGGGGCGGCAAATGTCGCCAAGTTGATTCGCAACCTCATGGTTCGTCGCCAGCACCGCCTTCCCCACGACCATGAAGACTACAAACAAAAGGAGGAATGAAAATGAACGGAAACGAAAGACAGGTTTTGATTGGTTACATTGGGACAATCTCTCACATTATGAGAGAGCGCAAAGACTTGACCCCTGCTAAGAAAAGGGATGCTGTCATTGATTTGTGTGGCAGAATTGAGGACTTTCTCATGCTTATGGATGTGGTAGAATGACAAAGAAGGAATGCAAACATCAATGGACGCTTGACGACGCCGCAGGTGCGGACTCATCCCACACCCAACTTTACTTCGGTTGTTCCAAGTGCTTCGCCACCCGCTACATCGTTCTCAACATCGGGTTGCAGGACGCGAACAATGTGTGGCTTACGACCGTCAAGGACGGCGGCATCAAGGGGGCGGTTGAATGACCGTCAAGCGAAGCCCATACCGTGTCGGACAGAAGTTGACTGTCCCACAATTCAAAGCCCAAGCACCACGATTTGACAACCGTTCCTTCCCATCGGGCACCGGTGGTTTTGTCGTGAAAGAAATCCACAAGACGGCTCACACCAGTGGTGGCTACATCTTCACCGCCGAGTCTGTGCGCCTCGTCAACGGTGAGCGCATGAAGGCGACATGGATGGTCACCTTCCCGTCCTTCCGACGCGCCACCGTCAAGACTCCCTACTTCACATCGCTTCGTTTTTGGACGGGCGACGGCTTCTCCCAAGCCGACGACGAGAAGCCTTTTATCCCTACATTGAAAGGCGACATCAACCAGCGAAGGAAGCACACACCCGCTGACCGAAACGAGAAGATGGTGCTTGCAGACTTTTTGGAGGAATGAACATGGGCTTTGACAACTTCTTGGAAGTCATCATGGACTTGAAATACAGCCAACGCTTGAACCGCTACTCGTTCGCAAAATTGTTTTACGCCAATGCTACGGACGAGGACTTCCTCAACGGTCAATGGTATTTGTTCCGTGAAGCCCCACTACGCTACATTTGGACAAACCTCAACAACAGACAAATTGCATTGTTGTATGACTTCATCTACGGCGAGAAGGAGGTCGTCCAATGAGCGACCGACTGAACAATTTCGTTTCCGACAAAAATGTGAAGTGTCCCAACTGTCGCGACCCCCACGGTGTATGGACTGTGCGAATCACCACTTACAAAGACATGAAGAACAAAATGCACTTTCGGTGCATGACCTGTTCAAATGTCATCACCTTTAGGGTAGGAAGTGGGCACCGATGATTTCTCGTGTCGCTCGTTATTTCACCGTAAAGGTTCTTCGTCAAAAGGGCCTTCACCTTTGTCCGCTGTGCGATGGGCAAGTCATTTCCACGCAGGAACACACCTGCTTTTTCTGTGAGCAATCCGCCAAGTGGGAGTTGATTCAATGAGTATGCTCGGTCGTGCATTTTGGGCTATGCTTGGTTTTGCTCGTGAACCCGACTACATCAAGGAGGAAGAATGATGGTGTGGGCTACTGATTTCCGCCCTACGCACCTTTCCGGTGTCGTCGGTCAAGACCCCATCGTTTCCGAATTGATGCAGGTTGTCATCGGTGAGATGCCAATGCAACACTACATTTTCTATTCCCCCGAAGCGGGCACAGGTAAGACCTCCGTGGCTCATGCGCTTGCGAATGAGTTGGGTTGGCAAATCGTTGTGTTCAACGCTTCGTCTAAGCGAGAGCGAGGTATCGCTTTCGTTGAGGAAACAATCATCCCCATGACCCGAAGTGGTATTAAGGAAAGAATCTTTTTGCTTGACGAAGCAGACCAACTTACCGACGACGCACAATCCGCCTTGAAGGGCGTGATTGAGAACGCCGCAGGTTATTTCATTCTCACCTGTAACCGATTGCCGAAGGTTTCTCGTTGGCTTCAATCCCGATGCCAAGTGCGAACCTTCCAACCTATCGCTCACGACGACATGGTTCAGCAGTTGAGCAAGGTGGCCGTGGCGAAGTCCCCGAACACCAGCAAAGCGGCAATTGAAATTATCGCAAAAGCACATCTCGGTGATTTGCGAAACGCCATCGGTGCGTTGCAGACTTACGCCAACTTGAAGCGCAGGGATGCCGATATGTTCCTTGACAGTCTCACCGCACCCTCCATTGATTTCAAGCGATTCCTCCGTCTTTGCTTCGTTGAGAAGGCGTATGAGGATGCCGTCAAATTGTTCACGGGTGAAGTGCGACACCAAGTCCGTGAATGTTTTTCTTTTGCCGTAAAAGGCAACGCTGGAACAGAATCCAAAATGCAGGTCATTGAGGCGGCAATCACCGCCGAGAGAGACTTGCTGAACGGTGTGGATGAGGAAGTGGTGCGCCATAACTTCGTCCGTATGCTTGTTGGTGGAGGGCAAGCATAAGCCTTATAACCCCACAAAATACCCCGAAAATACAAGGAAGCGATACAATGGTTGCCTACGAAGACATGTTGAAGAAAGTTGCCGCACAGACGAAAACCGATGCAGACACCCTGTCCGCAAAGGCCGATGCTGTCCTTCTGCAAGAAGGCGCAGGATGGGAAGCCGCAGGTAAGAACGATGAACAACGCAAGACGCTGGCTCTCCGAGTCGCCGCCCGCCAACTCGTCGCTGAGAAGGCCAAGTTGTCCCGCAGTGGTGCCACCCTCTACGAAGGCATGTTCATCAATGTGCCTCGTGAGAAGGATTGGGCCAAGATGGCTTACAACAAAACGAAGAACACGCTCGCCGGTCTTGACATGGACGGGCGACTTGCTCTCGTTTCGCAGGGTGCTGTGGTTCTCTACGAGAACAACCACGACGGCACCTACACCCGCCACGCCAACCCCTCCCTGCTCAACCGTGATTCCTTCTCCGAGGATGTCACCTCAACCGAAGTCACCTCCGTGCCACCACGAAGCATGGACTTGGACGCCAACACCTCCTTCTCTTTGATTTGGGACAAAAACAACACGCACTTTGCCAACGGCAATCCCAACTTCAAGTATGGTGCCAACCGCCCGCTTGAGGAACCCGACCGCTCGTGCCTGTTCTTGGGTCGCAAGCAAGGTTCCAACGACACCCCCTCCGTCATCTCCATGCGCTTCAACGGTGCTTTGGCGAAGGAGTCGTGGCCCACCTTCGTGACCGGCACTATCGGCATGAAGCCAGCCAACCGTGACGACATGGCTTACGGGACGAAGGCTACGGTGTTCACTGCCGACGCCAACCTCACCAACATCTTCTCCGGCCCGCCTCTCGCCATCGGTGAGTCCGGCCCATCCGGTGCTGTCGCTGATTGGCTCGGTGATACGCTGTGTCAATCCTTGTCCGACTGTCACACCGGCTACGCCGCCCTTGATGACAAAGCCAAGTGGGACACGACTTTCGGCACCGTCGTTGAAGTGGTTCACATTGACCCACGGGACAACGGTGGCTTCATCATCACCCTCGGAGACATGGACATCATGTCCGACGCCGCACCTGTGGAGTTGTATGTTTCCGCCAAAGAAGAAGGCGAGGTTGACTTCGGCGTTGGTTCCGAAGTCCTCATCGTCGGCTCTCCGTGGGTTTCCCGTGAAGGCGAGCAACGCTTCATGGTCAACGGCTGGTGGTGCATGAACGCCATCGCACCTCTCGCTGACACCGACTTCTCCGGTGACGGCGACGGTTGGGACGCTTGATTTGTTTAGGGGGAAAAGAATTGCACAACATCGTGAACGGAAGTGAGGCCCGTGTGGCTTTGTCTACGGCGGTTCGTCTGCTTGCGGACAGCGTGCGTAGCACCCTCGGCCCCAATGCTCGGACGGTTCTCGTTCAGCAAGAAGGCCGACCTCCCTCCGTTCTCAACGATGGCGTGAAGATTGTTTCTGCCGTAAAATCAAACGACCCTGCCGTTCAAGCATCCCTTGACCTCATCCGCCAAGTCGCTCTTGAAGCACAACAGGCATCGGGCGACGGGACGACCACCGCAACGCTTCTTGCTGAGGCTTTGGTTGAGAATTATTCTCGCGTGAATCGCAATCCCTCGGACATGAGCGACTGCGTTTCTCATGTTGAGCGAGAAATCTCAAAAATGAAGTGGGACATCAACATGGACGACGATGAGTTGATTGACCTTCAACGAGTCGCAACCATCGCCGCCAACAACGACGAATGGATTGGTGAATTGATAACTGATATGTTCGGTGAAATCGGTGTTGACGGACTCGTGAATCTCAAGGTAGGTTCCTCCGACCACTGCCATTGGAGTCGGACGACCGGTTGTGAAATCCCGATGTATTATGCTTCACCGATGTTTTCCAACAACGACCGACGAACCTTTGAAGTGAACAACCCACTTTTTCTCATCACAAAAGAAACCATTGAGGACTTTGACGATTTGACGCCGGCTCTTGAGGTTGCGATTGAGAACAACCGTCCCCTCGTCATCATCTGTGAGGACATCAAAGGTGTGGCCCTGTCTAATTTAATCGCAAATGTAGTTGGTGGTGTTGTTCGTGCGTGCGCCCTGCGTATTCCACGCAACGACTCCGATGAATGGTTTGACGACTTGAAGGCTTTGACCGGTGGTGGAATCCACTTTGAAAGCGAGCAGGGCACGGGTATCTCCCACGCCGTTGAAGGTGCTGGACACTTCGGTTCTGCCGAGCGTATCATCGTCGGACATGCGACAACAACCATCGTCGCTGGCGAAAGGACGGAACAGTTGGAGAATCACCTTGACGGACTCATTTCACAGGCCAACGAAGCCGACCATCCATTTTCACGGGAAAAGTTGCTGACTCGCCATTCCCGACTCGCACAGCACATGGCTACAATCCACATCGGCGGGTTCAGCGAGGCTGAAATCCGTGAAACCCGTGAGCGGGTGGATGATGCCGTCAACGCTACACGACTTGCTCTCAAGGGAGGTGTTGTTGTCGGTGCTGGTTGGACGCTCTACACCATCGCAAAATATGGACGGACTGACCTCGGTGGTGCGTTCGCTGACGCTCTCAAAGCACCTATGAACACGCTTCACGCCAACATGCCCGAAAAGAACAACGCTTTCAAGTGGGGAGAAGAGTATTATCTCAACACTAAAACCGACGAAATGGAATCAACGGCAGATGCTACGGTTCTTGACCCCGCTCTCGTCGTTCTCAATTCATTGAAGGCGGCAGTGTCCATCGCTCGCCTCGTCTTGACGACGGACACCATCATTCTCGCTGAACCGCAGGAGTTATAAGGCTACAAAGGAAGGGTAAATCATGGCTTGGGGACAACAACAACAGAAGGCTGACAGCACGCCCGCAAAGGGCGGTTACGATAAGGAATACTACCGGAACCTCTTCAAGAACAACACGGCTCATTCCGTGCCTGTTCGTATGGCTCTCGTCGCCAAGGAGAATTGTGGCAAGACCGGTCTTGCGGTTTCTCTCATCCGCCAAGTTAAGTCTAAGGGTAAAATCTATGTCTTTGACATTGACAACTCCGCACAGGCTACGCTTGAGGCCGCATACCCCGACGACGACGAAATCATCGTGCTTCCCCTGCTGGACGAGCGGGACGACTCCATCTACAACGAGGATGCGTCGGTCAACTACGCAAACCTCATTGACAAAATGAATTTCTATGTGAACATCGTTGCCGATGAAGCGAAGGAACAGGATGTCGCCGGCATCATCATGGACGGTGGCTCAACCTTCCTCAAGTGGTGTGAACACGCCATGACCGATGTTCTCCTGCGCCGTGGCGTTATCAAGGAAGAAGGCGACTCCTTCAACCAAAAGGAATGGCGCACACGCAACCAACTCAACCGAGATGTCCTCACCCGCCTCCACGGTCTGCCCGTTCCCTGTGTTATCAACACCTTCCACTTGAAGGATGTGAGCAACTATGTGGACAACGGTTCCGGTGGTAAGGTGCTGATGAAGATTGGCGAACGCCCCGATTGGGACAAGGGCACAATGCGCCTGTTCTCTCAACAGATTTTCCTTTCCCGCTACATGAAGAAGGCCGATGCCGCCGCTGGTGTCAAGGCCGACCCCTCTCTCAAGAACCCCGACGATTGGGTTATCAAGGCAACCATTGAAGAAATCAAGGGTAAGCACATGGAACATGTTGGTGAAACCCACACCATCCTCTCGGTCATCAAGGGCGATGTGAAGTGGACGGGACTTCCGTTCTTGACTTGGAAGTGATACCGTGTGCATAGTGTGTGATTGTGAGGAATCCGACCCACGGCGAAGCGACCCGAACGAATGCGCCATTTGTGGACACCCTTTATCGGAAAAGCAAATGTTTGAGCAATTCCTCGGTCAAACAGAATTGATTGAGAACCTTATCTCTCGTATCGCAGACCTTGAAACGGTTCTTGATGACATCCCCTCCATGGTTGGGCTTCGTGAAGCCGTCCGAGAATTGCAGGAACAATACGCCAAGCCAGCGATGACTTTCACCCACTACATCCGAGGTTGATAGTATGACGATAAAAATTAGCAACACCCAACTCAAGCGAGCCTTGAACATCACCAAGCGTAAGCAAACCGTCAACGGTAAGCAACAGTCGCAGGTTGAATCCTGTGTGTTGTTGTGCGACGGAAGCAAGGCGAGAATCACGAGCCTTACCCGTGATTTGACAGGTCTTACCGAAGTTGTTGCCGACTGTGGTGGGTTGGCAAACATCCCCATCCCCGACATTGACCGTGTGCTTGGCATCCTCTCTCTACACAGCGAGAACCTTACCATCTCTTGGGGAGACAACAAGTTGCGCTTCAAGTCCGCTGGCAAGCAGACCACGCTTGACGCTTCTTTTGAGGCAAAGGCATTTACTCACAGCCAAGAAACGATTGAGGAATTCCATGCTCGTTCCACCTCCCTCGCAAAGAAAATTGACGCTGATGGAGGCGTCTATCTTTTGGGCGACGGAACCGAACAGAAATCCTTCTGTTCCTTTTCGGTGAATGTAGCCGACCTTTACGACGCTTGCCGATGCGACACCATCAATGGACAACGCCTCAACCGCTACACCTTCTCAATCCCACCGGCATACCGACCGGAGGGTATGGCAATCACCGTCGGTGACCCATCTCTTGGACAGACGACCAGCGAAATTGTGTTTGAGGAAAAATACCTCATGCCATCCGAAGGCTTTGCTTGGGACTTTGACGGTGGTCTTGACGAATTGTTCAAGGGTTTTACCGGTAAAGCAAAATTGAATTTCTTTGACTTCCGTGAACACGGCCAAGGCATCCGCTTCTCCGTTTCCTTCGGGAATGGCGAATGGGCTTGGGCGGCAGGGGCATTGAATTGAACAACATGGGGGTTTTACACAGGAACGATACAGTTTCAAAGGTGCGAAGTGTTTGTTGGCTTTCATAGGTCATTCCTCCATGTGTCAAGGGATTGGTTCTCTCTTGCACCTTTGCCCCCACCTGTTGTTTATGAGTTGATTTTATGGTAGAAGCACAGAAGGTTCGGAACGGCACCATGAAGTTGCTCACCAAAGAGCAGGTCGGGGTGTTGCTTGATAGGATGGGCGACCGCCCCTCCATGCGTCGCGCTTACCTCAAGTTGGCCTGTCTCGCTGTGTTGAAATATGATGCGGAGGGGCGTTATCTCAACTCCACACAAATTGCTGAATTAGCGGAAAAGTATCTACCGAAAACGGTTGGTATGACACCTCAGCAGGTCGGGGCTATCTTGGGAACACTGTCCCGAATGAAAATCGTGAACCGTTCTTACAACCGACCTCACACATATTGGTGGAGGGACGAATGATGTGGTATGACTGTAAGTCTTGCGGTAAAAGAAAACATACATCGTGGACAAAGAAGAATCCACCAACGAAGTGCGCTCGTTGTTGTCGCTTAGAAAGGGAGGGTCGTCTTGAGTCCCCGTCCCCGTAACTGTCTACGCCGTTGCACAGGTTGTGGGAACGAAAGGGTCACCAGCATGACCAACCACAAAGTTATGACCAATGGTGTGCGGAAACAGTGTGGTATTTTCCGAGTTGCCGACCGCTGAGGTTTCAAGGGTTTTATATTGGTCGCAAGCGTGGGAATAACATGGTCAAAGTGCGCGACCCCGACAACGGCGAATATATTGAGTTGGAGGACATCGTTTTCCACGAGCCGGGAACACAACGACACGAGATGGAAAGCGGCGAGAATGTTATTGTCGTAGAAGTAAAGCACTTCATCAAACCCGCCAAACCACTGTATCACCACAAGGAATGGTTGCAGGAAGAATACATCGGCAAGAATCGCACGATGGCGGAAATCGCTGAACAATTCGGAATCACGCCGATGAGCATTCACCAATGGCTCGGTAAGCACGGCATCCCTACCCGTAGCCGTGGAAGGCGGGTTTGAAACCCTTATAAGCCTACACGCTTAGGGTGTTACATGATTGTTGAGCAAGTTGGGCGCAACGATGTGTTGGTTCGTTATCGTGATGCCAACGGTAAGCGGCAACAAACGGCAATCAAGGACAGGCTACCCTACCTCTACCTGCGGGACGAGGATGCACAATTCGTTGATGAGAAGAAGGAGTCGGGCTACACCGGTGTTTTCGGTGAACCTTTGACGAAGGTCACTTGCTACACGACGGACGCTGTTCGCAACCTCGCCAAGACCGGTCAATCGTGGGAGGGCAACATCCCCTTCACGAACCAAGTCCTCACGGCTCGTGTGAAGGAAGGACAGAAGCCGTTCGCATCCTACAACCACCGAGTTTGGTATCTTGACGGCGAATGGAAAACGGACAGCGGACAAATCACCATGCTCACCGTCTTTGATAGTTTTACCGAAAATCTGTATTC